TCATGGGGTGCTTTCGTTGTCGCGACGAAGCGGCTCGGCCTGGGCCAGCAGGTCCGTCTTCTTGGCGCTGCTGGCCGTGGTACCGAACCAGTAGGCCAGCACCATCATCGTCACCGCGTCGAGCAGACCGAGTACTCGGCCGACGACGAGGTCAGGCAAGGCCGGCGGGTAGCCGATGAACAGCACCGCGATCTCGCTGCCCAGGCACACGATGAGCAGAACGGTCGACATCTTGAGGACGTCCCGGTTGTTGGTCCTGCGTGCGTCGGCGGTGGTGTCGGGCTCGGCCATGGTTGCCTTCAAGTTATAAATGGCCCGGCTTGGGAGGAGCGCCGGCCGGGCCTGCGGGAGTTTACGCGGCATCCCTACCGCGAGACGGCGACACCGCCCGCTGACCGCTCACCGTTGTTTTAGCCGGGCCTGCTCTCTTCGAGCTGGCCGAAATCGCTTCGCGCGCCGGCCTGGCGCAGGCGCTTCACCTCCGCGTGGAGGTGGCGCACAGTTGTGTGGAGTTCGAGGTTCTCACCGCGCAGGTTGATCACCTCCATCTGCAGCGAGTTCAGGCAGATGGCGAGCTTCGTGTTCTGCTCAGCCATCCGCACGAGCTCGTCGCGCAGGCTGTTGATGACGTCGACCTGGGCGTTGGTCTGGGTAGTGTCCTTGCGGGTGTCGCTGAAGCGTTTGATGGCTTGCTGGATCCCCAGCACGAGGGTAGCTGCCACGCCTGACGCCGCAGCGATGATCTCGGTCAGGCTCAGGCCGGGCTCTGGCGGTGTCATCGTGGTGCTGCTCATGATGTTGCTCAGTCCCCGCCCTTGCGGAGATCCGCCCAGGCCAGGTCACGTTCGCGGTTGGAGACTGTCCATCCGAGGATGTTGGACAGGGCCTTGGTGTGCGGGGCGCCGCCGGCAGTGAACTGCTCGCGGATGTTGCCCTTCACGACTTGTTCGAGCGCGGCCTGCAGCATGAGCTTGCGCTCGCCCGGATCTTGCGGCTCAGCGCCGGGCTTGACCTCCGGCTCGGGCAGCTCTTCTTCAGGCACCGCACCGGCCGCCTGCACTGCCTCGTAGCAGACCGGCGGCACGTACGTCGGGATGCCTTTCTTGAACTCGATGCTGTGGCCGTGAGGCGTGGCGATGGTCCGGTCTCGAGCGAGGGTGAATTTCATGGGAAGCTCCTAGTTGATGTGACAAGGGGCGGGCTACTCTCGTAGCTCGCCCCTAGGGACTCAGGGCCTGATCAGGGACGGGATCAGGAGGCCTGGACTTCGCTGGCGCGGCCGTCGATCGTGTACGAGACACGCAGACGGGCTTTGCCGGCCGTGGCGTTGGCCACCGTGTAGGCGATCGTGGCGCGCAGGTTCTGGCCGCTGTTCGCCAGGAGCGGCGACGTGATGGTCAGAGCAGTGCGGGCCGCGGTCTTCAGGTCGACGGCGTTCAGCAACGCGGTCGTGGTGCCGGCGATGCCGAGCGACACGGTCGCGGCCGTCGAGCCGGCGTAGGCCGTTTCGACGATCAGCTCACCGCCGGTGATCACAGCGCCGGGCGGCAGCGGGATCGCATCGAACACGATCGTCGCGGCGGCCGCGCCGGTGAGCAGCGGCTCGCTGGGGTCGGTCGACAGAGCGAGGGTCGAGCCCAGGGTCTTCTTGGCGCCGTCCACCGAGTCGACGACCCAGTTGTTCCAGTTGAACGCGAACTCGGCGACGAGCGGGTATTGCGCAGTGCGCGAGGCGAGGAGTTTCATGGTGCTTTCCTTTCAGTGCTCGGGGCTGCGACTTACTGGGCCACGTAGCAGGAGATCACGCCGAAGTCCTCGACGCTGCCCGACTCGTAGATGTTGCCGAACTTCGGCTTCAGGAAGCCGAGGATCTTGCCGACGCTGACAGCCTGCTGGTTGTCATAGTCGAAGCCCTTCTCGACCCACTCCGGGGCGCCGATGTCGGCCATGCCGAGCGACTGGGCGCCGCAGAACAGGATCTGGCAACCGTCCACCGTGCCCGAACCGCCCCACTTGCTGCCGCTGGCGGCCTTGCTCGTGTTGTAGACGTGCCGGAACTCGTGCAGGTAGATGCCGTCGATCTTGACCGAGGTGCCGGTGAACAGGTTGTTCTCGCCACCGCGCTCTTTCGAGTGCCGCAGGTTGAGCATGTAGTTGTTGTCCATCTTCAGCTTGGCCATGGCCGTCGGGGTGAGGAACGCGTGGTACGTTTCCTCGCCGCCGGCTTCTTTGACGCCGCGGATGTAGCGTTCCTTGGCGTAGGCCTTGAGCTGCACGAACGTCTCCCACATCGGGAGGTCCGTGGCAGCCACGGCCGAGGTCGCAGCGCTGCTGATCAGGGCCTTGTTGGTGCCGTCCCAGCGCAGACGACGGTTCGTGGTCGGCGCGGTCACGTCGCCGGCAAATTCCAAGAAACCAAGGTCGCTGCCGACGCGGGCAGTGCCGTTGTTCTTCTGGGTGTAAGCCACGCCCGACATGGTCAGGAAGGCCAACTGGTCGATGCGGTCGGACAGCCAGTAGGCCAGCGCGTCCTTCGAGTTGCCGCGGAATTCGACGACCGACTTCTGGTCGGCCATACGGCCTTCGTGTCGGTTGGCGTTGCGCAACTGGTCGATGCGGATGACCTGGTCGAAGGTCTGCATCGCTTCTTCGTTGCCTTCCAGCGTGCGGTCACCAGCCACACCGTCGCCGGTCAGATCCGCCAGCAGCGTGATCACGGCGCGGGCACCCTTCTCGGACTTCTTCAGCTCGGTGATGTGCTGCACCAGGCTGTTCGGGCCCTTGCCCAGGAACTTGTTGGTGAAGCTCATGTTGCGCGCTTGGCGCCACAGATCCATCGACCAGACGGTCTTTTGCTCGTTGGTCAGGAGACCGAAATTGGTGGTCGTCATTTCGACGTTCCTTCAGGTTGGTATGTGAGTACGCGGCACCGCCGCTCTTGCGTTCACTTGCCGAGTATCGTCTCGACCAACGAAGGTGGAAGTTGCTGTCGGGAACTTGCCTTAACCGATGCGCGAAGTCTACACCAGAAAATAATCGCTATTCAACGCTTCGTCTCGATGACGTTGTCGACGTCGCCGCGATTTGTGTATCCCTCGAAGTAGGCGGCCTGCAAGTCCGAATCATCGAACTGCCGCCGCCCGCCTGTGATGCCGATCGCCAGCACAGTGCCGAGTAGCCCGAGCAAGAACCCGGAGAAGAACAGGACGTAACCAGGTAGTTCAGGTAGCTCGGGCATGGTGGTCAGTGTGCTGTGGAAGGTTCGGGATTTATACCAGCTCGTCCCCGCGCATCTTCGCCAGCGTGGCGTCGTCCAGCTTGGCGAACTCTTCCTGGCTCATGCGGATCACAGCCTTCGCGTCGAGCTTGCCGCCGATCTTGTCGCTGTCCACGCCGACGTGCGCCACGTTGGGCGGCGTCTTGGTGGCGTCGGAGACGTTGCGCTTGACGGCGGCCGCCTTGCGGTCCTCGGCCAGCTTCCTGGCCACGTCGTCGGCGTCCGGCCGGGCCTTCACCTCGACGGCCTTCTCCTGGGTCTTGGTGGCCGGCTTCACGAGTGCCTTCACGGCCTTCTGCAGCGCGTCCGCCCGGCTGATACCGCCGCGTGCCACGAAGCCCTGCATCGTGGCCGTCACGGTGTCGCTCAGCTCCTCGTCGAAGTCCGCGTGGTTCGGGTCCAGCACGGGGTAGGCCGCTTCCAGGCGGTCCACCGTGGCGTCGTAGCGTGCGCGCTCGTAGGCGCGGGCCTCGGCCGCCTGGGTCTCGAACTGCACACGTGTGCTGTTGATCATGCGTTCGGTGTTGCGGATCTCGGCCATGATGCGGGCCGCGTCTTTCGCTTCGCCGTCGACCAGAGCCTTGGTGTACTTCTCTTCGAGCTCTCCGACCTTGGTCTCGAGCTTGGTGAGCTGCTCGTTCGTGTTCGCGATCTGCGTCGCGCCGCGTGCGGCCGCAAGCTGTGCCTCGACCTGGGCGCGCTGCTCGCGCTCCTTGGCCAGGATCTGCTCGTGCCGGGCCAGCGGGATGCGTGCGGAGGCCTTGCTCTTGAGCTTGGCCTCGGCCGCCAGGCGCTCGGCCTTCTCTTCTTCGGTCTCGGTCTCGTCGTCCTCGACCTTGTCCTTGGTCTCGTCGACTTCGGTCTTGGCGGCCGGCTTGTCGTCTTCGTCGTCAGTCGTGGGGGTGAAGTCGTCACCGCGATCGACGACCGCGCCGCCATCGGCGTCCGTGGCGTGCAGCTGGAAGATGCCCAGCATGCTGAGGAGCTTGGCGAGGAGGGAGTTGGGATTCATGGGATGTGCTCCTAGACTTGCAGTTGAGTGATCGGGAAATCAGCCGCTTCCTGGGCCAGGGCCGCAGCGCGTTGGGTAAGCACCGTACTGTATCGCCTCGCGAAATGTCGGCGCTTCACCAACCGGACCCGTTCCGCGCCGTCCAGGGCGAGGAACTCGGCGTGGAGGATGAGGTGGTCCAGCGTCGCGATCTTCGCGTCCAGCACAGCCTTGGTGTCGAGCACCTGCTGGTGTGCTGGAGCGAGGCGCGAGGCCATGGCTCATGCGTGGGGGCGCGGCGCCGGTGTGAGGTGCACGAACGCAGCGATGCGTTGGCCAAGCACCTCGCTGTACTTGCTCATGTGGAACCGCTGCTCCACCAGGCGCGTCTGCTCGGCGCCGTCCAGGGTGAGGAACGTCTCGCCGGCCTTGATGAAGGCGTCGAGCTTGGCGTGCTTGTCGTCGAGCTCGGCCTTCTCGTCGACAACGCGCTGCTGGTAGGGTGCAAGTTTGGGGGTAGTCATTTCTGTGTAGCTCCGGTGCGGGGTGTTTCGGGCTTGGGTGCTCGCGCCATCATGGCCCGTTGCATGGCGGCGTCCTGGTCAGCCCGACGTTCGTCGGCCTGGGCCTTGCGTTCTTCGAGCTGGGCCTTGTGGTTCAGCTGCATCTCGTCGAGCTGCATCTTGTGCTGGGCCTTCATCGTTTCGAGCTGGATGTTGGCGTGCGCCTCTTCGCGCTTCACCTCGATCCCGTTGTCCTCGGGCGGTGTCTGGGCTTCCTTCTTGGCCAGCTCGACGTGCTGCGCGGCCTTCGCCTGCTTCAGCGGCACCTCAGCGCGCTTGGCTTCGGCTTCGGCCTCGGTCTTGTCGGCCTCGGCGGCCGCCTGGCGCAGGCGCAACTGCTTCGCCTGCTGCGCTTCCGGCGTATTGGCGGCGTCGGCGAGCTGCTTCACGATGCCGCGCTTGCCTTGCAGTCGGCTGGCTTCGATCAGCACACTGTCGGGCAGCTCGACGCCCAGCTCGCGCAGCGACACAGCCTGCTCGAACTGGCTGTCTTCCAGGGTCTCGCGCTGCGGTACCGAGCTGGTGACCACGTCGTACTCGCCCAGCGTCAGGTCGTTGGCGATCTCGCCCTCGGGCGTGGGCTGGTTGATGGCAACCTGCTCCGTCTCGCCCGTCATCTTGTCCTTGGTGATCGTCAGCAGGCGCGGCTCGGTGTAGTACTTCTGCACGAGGCACAGCACGACCCGGGCGAGGATCGAGTCGCTGCGGATCAGGCTGTCCATCGGCTTCACGTTGTTCGTGGCGCCGGCTTGGCGCTTCGCCTGGATCGCCTTGGCGGCCACATCCGCCCGGTCCTGGCCCTGCATGGAGTCGGACACGCCGCTGATGGTCTTGATGTGCTCCTCGGCCTTGTAGGACACGCGGTCCAGGCCCTGGGGCACAGCGTTCGGCTGAATCTTGACGATGTCCTTGTCCGGGTCGCCGTTCACCTCGATCACGAGCCCGGTCTCGGCGCCGCGCTGCTCGAACTCTTCCTTGGTCATGTTCACCAAGGCGCCGGCCTTCACCTTCCAGCCGCTGTTGGCCGTGGTGTTGACCACGTGGAGTTCTTGGCTCGAGACTTTGTTCAGCAGCTCCTGCGGGCCGATCAAATTCTCCACCAGGCCGATCGTCGTGCCGCGGCGGAAGAACGGGAAGTACGGCACCACCGTGAAGTGCGGGTACGGGCTCCAGTCGTCGTGCAGGCGCACGTTGTCCGCGATCACACTCCAGCGGATGCGCTTCACGAGCTTCGTGGTGACCTCGAAGCCAAACTGTTTCACGTACAGCGCGATCTTGTTGCGGTCGAAGTCCTCGGGGATCGGCCGCATGTCGCCGGTTTGCGGCAGCACGAAGTGCTTCTGACGGTCCAGGGTCTTGTGCTGGCGCTCGATGAGGCGAATGTTGCGCTGCACGGAGCTCTCGTCCCACACCCCGTTGTACATCGGGTTGAAACGATCGCCGAACCGGTCCCGGTGGCTCTGGATGCTGTCATAGCCGTACGGGAAGAAGCTCTGCTCGCGGTTGCGCAGCATCTCGGCGTCTTCCTTGTTGTACAGCACCGCGATGTCGTCGGCGGTGACCCATTTCGTGATGAACAGGTCGTTCCAGGTGTCCGGGTCGTACTCCTCGGCGTCCGGGTCGACGATCACGTTCTTGGGGTTGAGGCCGATGATCTTAACTTCCCCCTGCATAGAGTCGTCGAAGCTCACCCGCACGTCCAGGAAGCCTCGGCTGGTGATGCAGCCGTCGGCAAACAGGTCGCTGCGCAGCCAGTCCAGGTGGTTGTTGTCGCTGATCTGCTTGAACACCTTATTCAGCGCGTCGGCGGTGGCCGCATTGGCGTCGCCGCGCGGCCGGAAGCTGATTTCGCTGCGGTTGTAGATCTGCTCGCCCATGACGTTGGCCATGGTGCTCAAAATCTTGTTGATCGTGATCGCCGGCCGGCGCTGCAGGCGCAGTATTGCCTTCTCGGTCTTGTCCCACTGGTCGCCGGCAAAGAACCGCTCGCAGATGTCGGCCTTCTCGACGAAGTCCGCGTGGCCGTTGTCCCTCGCCCACGCATAGCGATTCCAGATTTTCGTCGCGAAGTGGGTATCAATCGGCATGACGGTTTCCTTTGCGGCGATTCTCTATCGGGTCAAGCAATTGTAGGTTCCACGGTACGTTGAGGCCGCTCACAAGTTTGCCGCGCAGCGGCACGATGTGGTCGACGTGCTTGCCGGCGGCTCGTGCTTGGACGTAGATTGCGTCGAGCGCTTTACGATCGACCCAGGGCGGCGTAGCCCGACCGTGGCTACGTCGGCGCTTGGCGCATTCACGTTTCCATACCTCGGGCTTCTCCTGCCGATACGTCTTCATGTACTCAGCCTTGCGGTCGCGCACAGACTCGTTGTACGCCTGGACCTTCTCCGGGTTTGCGTCGGCCCACGCCTTCTTGATCTCGCGCGAACGTTCACGGTTCGCTTCGACCCAGGCCTTCACGCGGGCGGCTTCGCGCTCAGCGTTTGCCAGAACTCCGGCGCGCTTCGTCTCAGCGATTCGCTCCTTGTTCTTGGCGCGGTACTCGCGGTCGTACGCCGCCTTGGCGGCCTTCGCCTCAGGCGATTGATCGCGCGCCCGCATCACGTCGCTCCAACGATAGGCGCCACGCGCCGATGAGTCTTCAGGCCCATGTAGAGC